ACTTGTTGGATAAAACCAATTTATCTCTGAGTACAACTCATTAATACCACCATAAACCAATTGTCCTGAATCATAATTAATACCAGGGTTGTTACCATCAGTTGTAAATACAAAATCTTCTACAAGGCAAGGAAGAGATTTTACCGTACCATCGTACATATAAAATCCACCAGTTTTACCCATCCAAAATACAGCTCCATTAGCAAATACTCCAGCGTGTTGTCCGATTAAACCATTATTTGAACCAACCTTTCTTATTGAAAAGGTAAAAGGTGGTCCAACAAATTGCATTTCATATGCAGCTGTATCTGTTAAAACTAAAATATAATCTTTACCTTTAAACGCTCCAACAATTCTAGTTCCATCATCTAGTCTAAATGTTCCTGCGGTGTTCGTTGATGTTGGTTCATAAACACTTGTACTTTCTTGATCAGAAAATCTAATAAACATTTTGTCTTGTGTAGATGGAGATCCTACTGTTGTTTCCGTCCCTAAATGAAAAAGATGTCTATCTCTATCAGATACAATGGTCATTACAGATTTAGTTGGCATGCCTGATCCAATTGTAGCTCTAGTTTGTAAAGCGTTAGTAGGACCCGCATCCCAAGTAAAAGTTTCTCCATTATGCACTGTAGCAATTAAAATATTTCCAAAATTATCAAGCGACCAATTAGCAGGTTCTATAATTACTGAGCTTGATGATGAAGCATCTCCCCACCCCGTGTATTCTGTAATATCAGTCACTGTGGATCCGTTAGTGTGCTCTGCTGCTGATGTTCCGTTTATGCCTCTAGTTATTCCACTGATTGTGTTTGTTCCAGTGGTGTTTGTTGTGTATTCCATATCTTCAGAACCAATTCTAATTTTGCCTGATGCAGGAAAAATAGATGAGTCTGTTAGAACAACTGAAGTGGCACCAACTAACATATTTCCACTATTATTCATTGTAGTTGTAATTTCTGCCACAGGTCGTCCACCAAAAAAATAAGTTCCCCATCCAAATCCTGATGTTTGATTTATAGGACCAACTTTAACATAAGGTCTTACATCTAAAGTTCCATCATTAGTTTCTCCCGATCCAGTTTCTGCTGTAGGCATTGTAATTGTAAAAGTTGTTGTTGTTGAAACGGTTTGAACTTCAAATAATTTATCATCAAAATCTGTGGCTGTGTAATTTGTATCTGCACCAAAAGATCCTGCGTTTGCAAAAGTTATAATATCTCCAACTTCAAGATTATGAGCTCCAGTGGTGGTAATTGTAACTGTTGCTGATCCGTTGGTCGTTGTTATGTCTGCCCCTGTTGAGTAGTTGTCTGTGTCTAGTGGTGTAATATCGTAAAAGGCACCATCAAAATAAATAACTAATACTTTATTAGTTCCAATTGCAGCATATCTTTTACCAGCAGTGTTTGCCCATACGTGTTGTGCTCTTGCAGCACCCACTAATTCTTTGTTAACTAATGCTTGCCAACCACCTATTTTTTCAGGTTCTCCGTATCTAAAACGTACATTATCCCCGTCAACCCATCTTCCTTCTGCATCAGAAGGTGTAGATTGCTTATCAAATCCAGGTGCTATAGTTACTTTAGCTAAAGGCATAACAGATTATACCACTTATAAGCTTGGTTATAAACTATTTGTTCGATAGATCTATAGGGCCACCATCAGACTGTTCTTTCTGTATTTCTTTAGCGAAAGAATAATGAAATTTAGTGACAACAGCCATTAAATCATTTGATATTTTTTTAAGATCTGAAGCAGACAAAGTAAATTTTTTATTTCTTTTAAGAGTTTCTATCTCTTGATCAGAAAACATCCATTCACAAGATCCATTTTCATATTGTTTAAAGTGCATAATTATTTATATCAATTTTCATCGTTTTGTAAAGGGGGAGTTCCTAGATCTTTTCTACCATCATTTGCAAATTCTATAGTGTACGGAGTGTTTTCACAATAATGAAGTTCAACTATAAACATGTGGTCTCCTTTGAAGGAGTCTTTTCTACCTGATTTTATTACGTTGCCACAAAACAAAACAGCTGATCCAGGTTTTAATTCTATTTCATGATCATCAACAATTAAAGGCCAAGAGGTTCCATCGTCTCCTACATTTATTAAACAAGTCATTTGATACTTTGCATTTTTTATATGTAATGATTCAACAGATCCGTTTATGTAAGTTGTAAAAACACTAGACATACAATTTAAATGTTTTGAAATTTTTTTCTCTATTGTCTGTTGTTTGTTTAATAAGAGAGAATCAAAAAAAGGATCTCCTTGAACACGTGTTTCTCCTACACCATTACCATTAAAACCATGCTCATTAATATTATGCCTTATCTTACTGTAAGTGTTTACAATTTTTAAAACATCTTCACTTAAGAAAAAGTCCATTACAAAAAATTGTCCTGTTGGTTTTACATTAGCCATGCTACCACCGAATATCTTGTACCATTTTTTATTGCGTTAACTTTATGAGGATACATAAAATTACTTGGAAAGAAAACTACTCTATTCTTTTTTGGTTTTATAATTGTTTCATTTTTATGATCGGGATCTGCAAAATGTAATTCACCACCTTCGTAATCATCATTAACAAATAATATAAAACTAAACTCTCTTTGAAATTTAGTGTGATAATCACTATGTAAAATATAGTGACCACCAGGTTGATACTTTAAAATAGACACTTCATTAATTGTGCTTAATGATTTATCTTTAATTTTAAGATCTTGTATATATCTTTGATTACATAGTTTTATTATGTTTTGTAAAATATTTTTCCAATGAATGTCTGTATAAATTTTATTGTTTATTGTGTTATTTGTTATAACAGTATTAGTATAAACGTTAAAGTTTTCTGCATTTCTTATTTTATTTAATTCTTCATCACTTAATTTTTTAACTACATGTGCTTTTTCAAAACTTTTATTTTTACAATAAGTAATAAAACCTTCTAATATATTAGGTTGAATAACACCATCATAAACTTTTACAGCATCTTTAATATTCATCTGTAATCCTTTTTCTTCCAATAAAAAGTTTTGTATATGTTAAATAATTTAGTGTGATATAAAAAAGTTCGCCAAAGAGATTTTTCAGGATTTATCTCTTTAATTTTCATACGCCAAGACTCTCTCTTAAAAGGTATGATTTGTACATAAGGAGTTTTTCTTTTAATTACAAAATCAATTGGAGTTTTTTCAAAACCTGATAATAAAATAGGAAAGTTTATTTCTTGATTATAGGTATCAGTATCTACAATACCTGGAACAGCTTCAAACTTTTCAGGGTTATTATTTAATACAGGTAGAAACAAACATGAGTATCCAGGCGGTGTTTTTATGACCCAAGGATTCATAATCTTATGAATCACACCTCCTTGGTTTTTATTTTTTAAATCAGGCCACCCCGTAACTTGATTAGGATATTGTATTTCATTACGATCTTTATAATTAATATTTATAGGTAAACCTGCATTATTAATCGAAGCTTCTTGTTTACTTGATTTTTGTATTCTTCCCTCTTTTTCTATTTCTTGCCCATGACAAATACGTAAATCTTGAGGTGCTTTTAATATGTAACCTGTTGTCAAAGTATCTAAAAAAGGCATGCAACCTTTTGCAGTTCCTTCGCCCATAACATGTTTTAGTTTTTTATACCAATCTGGAATATTTAATTTTACTGGAACAGGAAAGGTATCTTTTTGAATTTCATCATCTACGTAATTTTTTGGTGCAGAAAATTCAATTATTTTATTAAGCATACCTTTGTATACTTAAATGTTGATTTGAAATCAACTACATTAAGTAGTTATGCATTATATCTGTATGTCCTAATTCTTGTACTTTTTTATAGAAACCTTCTGTACAAGGTATTAATGTGGATATATCTAATGCATCAAGAGCAGCGATATGTGCGTTTAATTTTGCTTTGTGAGCTTCTGTTTTCCAGTTACATTTTAATGAATCTTGAGCAAATTCTTTTTGAGCTTGTATATGAACAGCCATAGTCTCTTCTGTAAAATTTGTATTACCTTCTGGTTCATCAACTAAATTTAAAGTCGTACCATCGTATTCAAGAATTACTTTTTCTTCGTTTAATAATTGATTATATTGTTCTTCAGTTATTTCTACGATTCTGTAAGTATGTCTTGGATTTTCTCTAACATTATCAATGTCAGCATCTGTTAGTGCTAAACCTTCAAGAGGTCTATGAGAAGTAGGATCTTTGTGTAATAAAGCGTATGCCATAATTTATTAACTTCCTGTTTTTTGTTCCCACAACATAATCATACCATCTGTTGCAGTGTTACCAATTCCTCCTGTACCAGTGTTAGCTGTAGAGAAATCAACAAATGGAGCTAACATAAAAGTTTTAATTAAAGGGTTTAGATTGTTAGGGTTTCCATCTTTCATACGAGGCATAATATCAGGGTTGTTTGAATAATCGAATACAAGAGTTCCAACGTTTGGAGTGTCTATGTTACCTGGTTGTTTAGGTGAAGGACCAGATCCTCCAGCTCCGTTAGCAACAAACTCGTTTGTGTTCCAAGTTGTAGCATTTCCACTTCCAGCTCCGATTGTTGCTGGGGCACCTCTAGTTCCAATAACCCAAGAAGCTGTGTAAGGTTGAGTGATTGGAGTTACTACGTATCCGTAACCAGCGTTATTTCCTCTGTGAGCTGTGTTGTAAACACTAGAAACACCAGCACCACCACCAACGATTAACATTGCAATTTTATTTGTATTTGCAGGTGCTGTGTAGTTTCCTGAATTTCCTTGTGGTTCAGTGTTAGAACTTGCTGTGTTTCCAAAAATTTTTGCAGGGTAGAAAGAACCTGAAGAAACAGATCCAGATGAAGCTGCAGTAATTCTACCATCTTCATCAACTGTAATTGATGAGAAAGTGTACGAACCAGCAGTTACCGCAGTTGATTGTAATTGACTTGGACCAACAGAGTTTGCAGCTAGTTTAGCTTGCGTGATTGTTGATTGTGTAATTTGATTTGCTGTAACTGAGTCTTGAGCAAGTTTTGCAGTTGTGATTGTTGATTGTAAAATTTGATTTGCTGTTACTGCGTTTGCAGCTAATTTAGCTGTTGTAACATTTGATTGTAAAATTTTGTCAGTTGTAATCGCATTATCAGCAATTTGTGCTGCAGCTACAGTTCCACCTAAAGTGTCTAAAGATATTTCCTTTAAATTTGTTCCATCAGCATATGCTGCAAAGATGGCTGCTCTGTCAGGAGAAAAACCTGTTCCTGATGCAGTTTTGATTGTTAAATTTGATGGGTTAGTTAATCCTGTGCAATCAAAGATGTAAAATTTTTCGATGCCATCAGGTATTGTACAAACTGTACTTGCAGCGATTGTAGCCGTTGCAAATTTAATTACCATGTTTCTTGCATTTGACAAAGTCGCGTTTGTCATTACAAGTGCTAAAGTTCCGCCACTTGATAATGTAACTTGTTCAAAACCAGCGACTGCTTGTTGAATTAAATTTAAGTTTGTATTAGTTTTATCACCCCATGTACCAGCGTTTTCGCCAGTTACCATTAATTCTAGTTTTAAATCTGTTGAATAACTTGATGCCATATATCTCCTATTTTAACAAAATTATGCTGCGAAATCAACTTCAGTCCAAGTATTATTTACACCTGGATTTATCTCGTTCCATGACGTAATATTAACCGAACCGATATTAGCCGTCAACCCTATACCAGTAACGTCTGTATTAGCTTGTCCAGTAACCGTTACTGAACCTATAGAACCAGCCAAAGATTGTCCTGTAACATCATAAATAGAAACTGGTATAATAGAACCTACCGAACCTGTTAATAATCCAGCTGTTGTTACGGACTCATTAGTTGACTGAATTAATGTAATACTACCTAGGGATAATGAAGCTGATACTCCTGTAACATCTACAGGTATTTTAGGCTCAACTAAAAACGTACCAAGTGATGTACTTAATGATTGACCAGTTGGTTCAACTAAAGCTGTCCCTGTAACTGATGGAACCGTT